ATAATAGGTAAATGTAGTGGGCCAACTCCACAAGCAAAAAGCACAGAAGAGTTTAATTGTGATAATGGATTACTCACAATAAACGTTTCGTAGACTTGACCTTTATATAGAAAGATATATAAAGAGATTAGAAATGAATAAAGGAGATAGCATGTCAAAAGAAAAACGTAATATAGCTACTAAGCTAAAAACAGAGTCAAAGTATTTAACTAATATATTAGATAAAGACGACGTCAAACATTTTAAGAAATTAATACCAGAACTCCAAGATACTTGGATGAAGAAACAAATGTTTCGTACAGAAACAGAAATGAGGTTTTCTGTATTGTCTGATAATAAATATCCAACTAAAGCTGCTAAGTATTGGCAATCGGTAAGAGAACAAAACACTCACTTTGAGAACTTAGTTCACTTATCATTTGATGCTAGGAAGAATGAAGTTGAGATAAAGAAACTACAAAGAGATATTAAAAAAGAAAAAGACCCATTAGAAAAAGATCTTAAGCAGATAGACTTAGAACAGAAGTTATATTCTAAAGCAAGTATGGAACTAGTGGCTAAGCACAGAATGAGAGAAGTGGCAACTTGGTCTAAACTTAAAAAAGAGTTTGATGATGGTAACTTTGATAAAAGAGATGTAAACACGCATCAAGCCAAATCATATCTATTAAGATTACAAAGACAGAAAGAAACTATAACTCCTGGTACATCACAACCTGAAGTGTTTAATGTATTAGGACAACTAGAGGCTTTAGAAAAAGGTTTGAGAGAAAACACTTTATCTTTAGACGCTAAGAAAACTAAAAAATTAAAATGAAATTTGATTTCGTTTATTTAGGTCAGACGGTCTTAAAATACCAGGTCCCCCTGGAAATATTCGTAGGTCTTAATGAAATCTACGAAAAGCAAAAAAAACAATTACCTTCAGCTAATAAACAGTTAGTTGGTAAAATAGAAGACGAAGTCTCTCTGTATTACTCAGGTCCTAACAACGATAAGATGCACCAGCATTCTTTTCTACCAAATGACATACTTAAATGGTTCCATAGCATCTTTGATCACTACACAGATTGGAACAAGATAGGTCAAACACAAAAATCTATTAATTCTATTTGGGTTAATGAAATGAAAGCACATGAATATAATCCTGTGCATATTCATCAAGGTAAGCTCTATACAGGTTTATCTTCTGTAATGGTTTTAAAATTACCAAAAGAAACAGGTGTTGAGTATTCTGCTAAAGAAAAACCTATGAATGGTAAACTCCAAATTATTGGAGCAGCTAACGGACAATTTTCTAAAACAGATTATTCACCTCAAATGAAGATAGGAGATTTTTATGTGTTTCCTTATGACATGAGACATTGTGTTTATCCATTTAATGGAACTAAAGAAAAAAGAAGAACTTTAGTTTGTAATGTCGATGTTGATTATAATCCTGTGTCTTCAAGAACTGGATCGGGACAAAACGAATGACACAAATACCACTAATGCCTAGATGGCAATCTTATGTTGCTCACACTACAGAACCTATTTTTACACCCGAGCAATGTAAAATGATTATTGATACTGGTCATCAATGTGCACCAGAACAAGCCAAAGTTGGTGGTGGAAAAAAAGGTCAATACGATACAAAGAAACGAGTAACAACTATTTCTTGGATACCTTTTGATAAATTACCACAGATGTACAGAAAAATTGAAAATCAATTATCTATTGTAAACTTAAACCATTTTGGTTTTGATGGCATGAGATTAACAGAGCCCGCACAGTTTACGGTGTATCCTAAAAAAGGTTTTTATGATTGGCACATGGATCTCAATGCGTTTGGTCAAGAAGGTCAAAACCCAATTAGAAAAATATCCATGACTTGCTTACTATCAGATCCATCAGAGTTTACAGGTGGGGATCTTTTGTTTTCAGATACAGGTGCCGACAAACCTTTAGCCTTGAAACAAGGACAAGCTATATTTTTTGCATCATTTCTAAAACACAAAGTAGCTCCAGTTAAAAAAGGAATTAGAAAATCATTAGTAATGTGGTTTGGAGGACCACCATTTAAATGAGTCAATTACAAAGAAAGATATTATTTCCAACCGCTGTTTATTTTAAAGACATACCTAACGCGAAAGAACTTAATAAATATTTATTTAAAGAAATAAAAAAGTGGCGTAAGGCAGATCCTGAAGGAGAAAAGAAAACTAATTCTGGTTTTGGTTGGCACAGCAAAACAGATATGGATAAGAAAAAAGAATACAAACCTTTAATAGATGAATTATTTAAAATGGCTGAAGAGTGTAATCAAGACTATGGTATATTAGGTAAGCTAGGACTCGGTAACATGTGGGCTAATATAAATCCTGCATACAGTTATAATAAAACACATACCCATCCTAACTCAATGTGGTCGGGCGTGTATTACATTAAAGTACCAAAGAACTCTGGTAAACTATTTTTAGAAGATCCTAGACCAGGACCAAATACACATATGCCTAAAAGAGTAAATAATCTACCAGAGCAATTATGGAGAGTATGTGCTTATGAACCTGTAGAAGGACGTATGATTTTTTTTCCATCTTGGCTTCCACACGGTGTTGACATAAATATGAATACAGACAAAGGTGAAAAGAACTGGAGAATATCTGTATCATTTAATTTTATACAAGTATGAGTTTTAAAAAAAATAAATATCAAGTTATTAAAAACGCTATATCAAAAGAGATAGCAGACATAGCTTATAGATATTTACAGATATCAGCAGAGGCAGATTACTGGATGTTAAACAATGGTGTAACTCATGCAGGCAATAAACTTATTGGTAATTTTAAGGACAGTCAGGTGCCAGGTTCTTATGCTAAATATGGTGATAGATTAATGGAAACATTGTTAATTAAAACTATAGCTGTCATGCAGAAGAAGACAGGACTTAAATTAGTTCCGACGTATTCATACACAAGACTTTATAGAAATGGTAATATACTACGAAGACACAAAGATAGACCAAGCTGTGAGATATCAACTACACTAAACTTAGGTGGAGATCCATGGCCTATATTTATCGATCCTACGGGGTCTGACAACGTCATAGACGAGTATAAAAGCATACATAAGCCTGGTGCACCCAAAGGTGTAAAAGTAGACCTAAAACCAGGAGATATGCTTATTTATTCTGGATGTGAGTTAGAGCATTGGAGAGAGCCTTTTACAGGCAAGTTGTGTGGTCAAGTGTTTTTGCACTATAATCATGCAGATGGAAGGTTTGCAAAGAGCAATTTGTATGATAAAAGACCTATGCTAGGAATAGTCAAATAACGTTGAACATCAACGCAATCTATTATAATCTGGAGATCTATGCTACAAAAGATTGGTTTTTTACCTGGAATAAACAAACAGATCACTTCTACTGGTGCTGAAAGCCAATGGGTAGATTGTGACAATGTTAGATTTAGATATGGCACACCTGAAAAAATAGGTGGTTGGAAACAACTAGGAGCAGATAATGTTACAGGTGCTGCAAGAGGATTACATCAATTTACTAATAGTTCAGGACAAAAATATTCTATCATAGGAACAAACAGAGTTTTGTATGCTTATTCAGGCGGTGTGTTCTACGACATACATCCTATTAAAACTACGACAACACTTACAAACGCATTTAGCACAACTAATGGATCAGCTGTTGTTACTATAAATTTTTCTACTGATCACGGTATAGAAGCTGGTGATATTATTTTATTAGATAATTTTACAGCTATTACAAATTCAGATTATGCAGCAGCAAACTTTGATGACATAAGATTTATGGTTACAACAGTGCCATCATCAAACACACTTACAATTACAATGCCGTCAAACGAATCTGGATCTGGTGCAACAGAGTCAGGTGGTATCAGAGTTAGACATTATTATCACATAGGACCCGATGTGCAGTCACAAGGTTTTGGTTGGTCTCTTGGAACTTGGGGTGGACAAGAAGTAGGAGCATTTACTACAACTTTAGCTTCAGGTATTACAGATAGTGCAACAAGTATTACATTAACAGACGCATCACAGTTTCCATCATCAGGAACTAACTACATACAAATAGGTACAGAAGAAATATCTTACACAGCAATTACATCTAATGTTTTATCTGGAGTAACAAGAGGAGTAAGAAATACCACAGCAGCATCACACTCAGGTGGAGCAACTGTTACAAGTTCTTCTAGTTATGTAGCATGGGGTGAAGCAGCATCAGGTGACTTAATTGTTGATCCTGGTATGTGGTCACTAGATAACTTTGGTGATAAAGCTATTTGTTTAATTACGGATGGAGAATGTTTTGAGTGGAATTCTGCAGCGACTGATGCAACATCTACAAGAGCCACAATTATATCTGGTGCACCAACAGCATCAAGACACATGTTGGTATCTACACCGGACAGACACTTAGTATTCTTTGGTACAGAGACAACGATTGGCACAAAGTCTACACAAGACGATATGTTTATTAGATTCTCTGCTGTTGAGGATATTAATACGTATACACCCACAGCGACCAATGACGCTGGTACACAGAGACTGGCCGACGGATCACGGATCATGGGAGCGATTAGAGGTAGAGATGCAATCTATGTATACACAGACACAGCATTATTCTTAATGCGTTTTGTTGGTCAACCTTTTACATTTGCTTTCGTACAAGCAGGAACAAACTGTGGACTAGCTGGTAAGAATGCAGTCGTTGAAGTAGATGGTGCAGCATACTGGTTATCTGAAAATGGTTTCTTTAAATACTCTGGAGCACTTCAATCATTACCGTGTCTAGTAGAAGATTATGTTTACGATGATATTAATTTAGATTCTGGTAATCAAATGATAACTGCAGGGCTTAATAACTTGTTTGGAGAAATTATGTGGTTCTATCCAACATCAAGTTCTTCTGTAGTAAATAGAATGGTATCATATAATTATTTTGATTCTCAACCACAAAGACCTGTGTGGACTGTTGGAAGTTTAGCTAGAACGGCTTGGGCAGACTCTGCAGTATTTGGTAATCCTCATGCATTAGAATATGATGCTGATGGTGTTGAAGGGTCTAGTTCAGCGACATACGTTCAAGGAAATACAGATGGTACATCAACATACTATCAACACGAAACAGGAACAGATCAAGTTAAAGGTGGTACAGTAACTGCTATAGCAGGAACTATAACATCAGGTGATTTTGATATTACACAAGATCAAAGACAGGGCGTAACTCTTAGAGGAGACGGTGAGTTTATTATGAAGATAAGAAGATTTATACCTGATTTTATATCACAAACAGGAGATACTAGAGTTACATTAAATTTACGTAATTATTCTAACAATACAGCATCTAGTTCTTCATTAGGGCCCTTTACAGTTACCTCATCAACAGATAAGGTAGATACTAGGGCAAGAGCTAGAGCAATTGCACTTAAAGTAGAAAACACAAGCACTAATCAAGACTGGAAGTTAGGCACGTTTAGATTGGACATACAACCGGATGGAAGAAGATAATGAGTATAACAAGAACACAAATAGCACGACAATTATTAGCAGAAGGTGGAGTATCATTAGAGGATGCTAGAATGATGGCACCGCCAGGTGAGTTTCTTGCATACATTAATCCAAAAGAAGCAGACATGTTAAGAAACGCTGGTGGTTCTGGTATCATGACTGCTGCAGGTATTCCAAGTTTCGTTGACTTCGGAGCTGGCCCAGGATCTGTATCAGAAAGTTTAAGTGAAGCATCTTTTGGACCAAGTGGACCATCCCCAGGAGGTGGAGAAGATCAAGAAGATGACAACGCTAGAATGATGCAAGCTATGGGTTTAACTAGAGGACCTACAATCACTACTGGAGAAGATCAAGAAGATGACAACGCTAGAATGATGCAAGCTTTGGGTATACCACCAGGACTAAATTATTCTGGAGGAAATAATATAAATACTTTTCCTACCCGTGGTCCATCTGCAAGAAATGTACTTACAAGTGCTGCATTACTTAAATTAGCTGAAAGAAACCCTACAGCTTACGCTGCGTTACAAATAGGAGGGGCTTTAAAAGGAGCTATTGATGCTTTTGGTAATCCTTTTGGTAAAGAGGATGATCTTGTTTTAGGTTTAAGTAGAAGAGAAGAAGTAGAATTAGCAACTTTACAAACAGGTAAAGAAGGTGGTTTAAATAGTCCCTTACAAAACCAAAGATTAGAAGAATTAGAAAATAAAAAAGCAGAAGAGCAACAAAAGTAATGGCAAAGATAGCACAGATATTAACAAGACCAGGTGAAAAATACTCGCAACCTATTGCAGATGCACAGGTTAGAGACTTAGATGCGATTGTTCAAAAACTAAACACAACGTATCAACAAGATTTAAAAGATGAGGTAGAAGCATTTAACTTCTTTATTAATTAATGGCTAATAGTTTTATAAACGCAAAAGCAGACTTAACAACAACGGATCTAACAACGTTGTACACGGTACCTACAGCAAAAACAGCTGTGATAAAATCTATTTTAGTATCTGAAGATGCAGGATCAGGAGCTAACATAACAGTTACATTAGTTGATTCAGCTAGTGCTATATTTAGTTTATTTAAAACTAAAGCTATAGCTTCTAATGCAACAACAGAATTGTTAACTCAACCTCTTGTTATGGAAGAAAGCGAGATACTAAAAGTACAAGCTAGTGATGCAAATGAGCTGCACGTCATAGCTTCAATATTAGAAATACAGCCGAGAGAGGTAACAACGTAATGCAAACAATACAGCCAGAAAAGATAATAACAACAATATCTAACCTAAAGACAGGTGAGGTATATAAATCAGAAGAAGACTGGAAGGCAAAAGGAGTGCCAGAAGCAGAGATTAGGAGAGATATAAAAGTAATTATGCCTTCTCTTGATTTACTGGGAAAAACAAAATAAAACGATATTATGGGATTAAAAAGTTTTGTAAAAAAAGTAACAAAGCCAATAGGTAAAGCAGTCAAGAAGATAGTACCTAAAGAACTTGCAGGTATTATGCAGGTTGCTGCACCGTTAGCTGGACCCTACGCACCGCTTGTTTATGCAGCAGGAGCTTATAAACAATCGGGTAGAATTAATCCTATAGCTTTAGCCTCAATGGCTTTACCGTATGTTGGAATAGCTCAGGGCACTGGGCCAAGAGCTTTACAAGGTATTGGTATTGGTAGGTTAAGATATGGTAATTTTAATCCTGCTACATTAGGAACAGTAGGCGGTATAAAAACAGCTAGAGATTATTTAGGATTAAGAGCTGCTGGTGGGGATACATTACGTGGTAAATTTGATGATTTTTTATTTGGAGAAACAAGACCTGGTACTACTGACGTATTAAATACTACAACAGCAGACCAAGGTATATTAGGACAAGGTGGTAGGTTTGACATAAAAGCAGGTAAGTTATTAAGTAGCCCTAATGAAAAAGGTGTCGTAAAATTATCACCTACAAAAGTAGCAACAGCAGTAACTACGGGTCTTTCGTTATCACAAACACAAGCACAAATTGAAGAGGAAGGTATAGAGGATGGATTATCATCAGATGAAATAGCAAGACTACAAGCCGAAGCAGCTGAGATGTGGGAGGATTTTGATACAACAGCATTTAAACCAAAGGTAAAAGACGGTGGTTTAATGAGAAAGAATCTTGCAATGGGAACAGTAAA